TGATTTGATAGGTGACTTCTTAAGAAATACTAACAGAGAACAAGTGTTAGAGAATTTAAAATTCAACAAACCCCCTGATGTTCAAATACTAACTTGGTTGGGTATTAATTTACATCCAAATAAGTTAGCATTTATTGATGGGGTAGTTAAACGAAGGTGGTCTTCAGACTACTTTTATGAACTATTAACTTACTGTCATGATGGCAGAATGTATTCTAAGGTTAGTTATCCATCTAAGGGTAATTATTCTAAAGTCCCAAATATACTTAGAAGACTAAAACTCAAACCAAATCAAGGCTATTTGCTGCCTCAATTATTACAAGATGAAGAGTTTGAACAGTGGGCAAAGAAGAGATTGAAAAGTGAAGAGACTAGGATACTAGGAATCAAAGAAAGGGTAAGACCTAGAAATGCTCCTATTACTCCAGATAGAACATTAAAATTAGAAGGATGGTATTAACATGTTATGGACAGAAAAATATAGACCAAAGAATATACAACAACTAGTAGGTCAAGAGACTTTCAAGTTAGATGCAGAGAACTGGATAGAGAATAAAGTAATGCCGAATGTATTGTTACACGGCTCCGCTGGTGTAGGTAAAACTGCTGCCGCTGGTATATTAGCCAACGAACTATTGAAGGCTGAGATAGATTCAAACTATTTTGAAATCAATGCTAGTGATGATAGGCGACTAGAAGTAGTTAGGACTACCATAAAAGATATCGCTCAACAGAGAGCAATAGGAGATGTCCCATTCAAAATCATTCTATTGGATGAGATGGATGGTATGACTCCTGATGCTCAGAATGCATTGAAGAGAATCATGGAAAGATATTCAGATAATGTTAGATTTATTATTACTGCTAATGATAGGAGTAGAATCATCTATCCCCTACAATCTCGTTGTGCTAATTACTTCTTTTCTAAAATTGAAGGTGCTACAATTAGAACATTGCTCCAGACAATCTTGACAAATGAGAACATTTCTCATCCCTCTCAAGAGGAACTGGACACGTTTATAAGTCACTACCAAGGTGATACTCGTAGAACAATAACGGAAATGCAAGCCGCACTTGCAAGTGGATTAAGCCTACGAAAACAAACTGATAAAAGTCTAGAAAGATATGATAAGATATTAGATTTGCTAGTAAGTGAAAACTACAACAAAGCACTAGAAGAACTACATAATGCCCTTTATACTGGAAAAACTGTAAAAGATATTTGTTATGGATTACATGAAGTTATTGTTAAAAGTGATATAACTGAAAATCTAAAATTCAAATATCTAAGAGCAGTTGGTGAAGCAGAATGGAGAGGCAAATCAATGACCCCAAGAGTATTAGTTTCTTGGGTTATATCTCAATTGAGGTAATTACATTCCAAATGGAAAAAAATAAGGAGGAAAAAATATGAATGAAAATATGAAAACAGAAATAGAAAAATATGCTGAAGTTATTGGCGTTACTGTAGAAGAGGCAAGTGCTATCTTCGACGGTATTGTTAATGATAACAGTTTAGATGTTAATACCGATGAGGGGCTATTAGTTGCTCGTAGTGTATTTAGGTCTAAGTTTGGTCAAGCGAGAGCGAGACTAAAGAAAGAAAGCGAAGGTGGAGAGAGTAATCAAACCACTGAATATACCGGCCCTACCTATACCCAAAAAGCAACTGGGTTCTTTTGGGCTGTTGAACAAGCAACTGACTGGGAAGAGAGAAACCGTAACAGTCTTTTGGCTGAATACCAAAGAGATGCTAACTCTCTATTAATGAGTGGAAAGGTCGCTATGGCAGTTCAACTATCAGAGGGTAACTATGAAGTCTCTCTAATAAAAGATGGTGAGAATAATACCAAGGTTATGGAAAAATTACCAGATACAGAACCTATGCAAGTAGATGATGATAGATGGATTATTCCAGTCGATGATAGAAAGGCTTGGAATAGTGGACAACCTAATCCTAACTACGGTAAACCTCTACCTGCTACTCGTTGGCAGAGAAGTCTACTCTTTGTTGGTAAAATAAATGATGGTGAATATCAAGAGTATGTTCTTAGAGTAAATGGAGAACAAGCAAAGACTTTCCAACCACGCACATTTGCATGGTGTGAGTTTGATTGTGTTCCTAACTCTAACAACCCATCTAATCTAAGTGCTAGAAAAGATGGAAGCACAGTTGCTTCTCTCAACTACTTAGACTCCAGTGAGAATACTTTAGAAGTAATTCAATCGGTATTAGGAGAAAAGGTTTCTGCTCTAACTACATTAGATAGTTATCACTCAGAGAACTCACACAAACCATACAATCAGAGACTAGTAGTAACTGATGGTAATGTGGCTAATATGAATCTACAAGCATACGATAATGGCAACCGAGTTATCTTTTTGAGTGACTTGAATGCTGATTTCGATTATGAAGGAGAGGGTTTCTCTTCCACCGCTTGTTGGGTTCCAAGTCATGTTGATATTGACTTTGGTATCGGTAGCAATGTTATAATTGCAGGTCGAACTTCTCAACGTGAAGTCGATGGAGAACTCAGCAATGTGAGTATAAATGTTCTAGGACTATATGTCGTTGACCGACATGGTAGTGCAGAAGTATATGTTCAGCCGGAGGAGGACAACGGCGACATTTGGTTTTGAATGACATTCGCTGAATAGGAAACTATTCAATGAACAATGGGGTTTATCTAATAATAATAGAAAAATCACAAAACTAGAGATAGTGGCCGTGTATCCACGAATCTATTTCCCCGTTAGTCATACTCAAGGAGAGATAATTATGAGTTTAACAACAATGAGTAAACCAAAGCAAGCAGTAGATACTGAAGTTCAAAAAGAATTACAATATCAACAGTGGAAGAAGATGACCACTAAAGCCAGAAAGGAACAACTAGAAAGAAAACATTCTTTCATGGTTCTTTCTATAGAAGGTAAGGCTAAACAAGGTAAGTCAGGATTAGGATTAGACATACGAACCAAGAAAGAAATAGAAGATGGACATATTATTCGCTTCTTAGATTTCGATGATGGTGCTGAAGTAACATGGAAATCATGTTGGGATTCAGACCCAAATATCTTTGTGTATTGTCCTAATCATTACAACACAGATGGAACAGAGAACTATGCATTAACTATGCAAAATGCAATTAATTTCGTTAGGGAAACTGAAGAAATGATTGCTGATGATAAAACTAATGTTAGGGCTATTGTTACCGACGGTATGGATAAATGGAATGATTGTGTCACTAACAAACTTCGCTTTGAAAGAGTGAAGGGAGATAGAAAGAAGATGCGAGAACCTATTCCCCCAACCGCCTATGGTGCTAGGAATATAGACCACAATGAATTATTTATCAGTGTATTAAAACTACAATGTGATAAAGTATTCATTACCCATCTCAAGCCAACTTTTGGCGACCACATGAACCCAACCCCAACCGGCTTTGTTGCTAGTTGGAATAAGGATGTTCCTGATAAGATGATGCAAATGATTAGCATTAGAGATGAATCAGTAGGTAACAATACTAAGTATGTTGCTAGACTGAAAGCAAGTAAAACCAATCCACACATTGTAGGAAAGACTTGGACTATTTTTGAGTCCAATTCAAAAGAAGCGAAGTGGCTTGGTATCCCTGAAATGCAAAAGAGGGAAATTTAAACTCGCTAGAGTAGGGTTTGCTAAATAAAAATGACAAATCGCTTGGGCCAATTCTAGGTTTTCCTTCAGAATAGCGAGGGTAGGGGTATCCCGTCATTCCCTATTAGCGAGAGCAAGGTGATTAAAATGGAAATTAAAGTAAATAAAAAAGAGATGGTAGATGCACTGAAACAAGTCGAGATTAAAGGTAAGTGGGCAACCACTTCAGGTTTATCTTCAAAGTCTCTTGGTAAGTATATTCATTTTGAATTAAGAGAACAACAGTTATTCTTAGTCAATTCAGATGAATCAACCACAGCGGTTATTCATGTTGATGTAGAAACAGAGGATGAAGATAGTTCTTTTGTTTTAGATATAGAGAATCTTAAAAAGTATATGGTTAAGATGTCTGATGAAATAACCTTTGAAGTTAATGATACTGCTGTTATGAAATCAGCAGGTAAGAGGGCTACAATGCCTATTGTAGTTGAACATCCTTTCGATGGTAGAATTAGAAGATTCTTAAATCAATACCCTATAACTTGGGAGTCAGAATTAGAGACTATACCAACGGTTGGGGTTATAGATTTTAATGCTGGTATTCAAGTATCAGCAGAGGAACTGTATAATGCGATAGATGCATGTGAGATTGTAAACAATGGAATCTATAAATTAAACTTTATGAGTTCAGATGATATAACTAGACCACAGTTTATCATTTCATCAGAGGAGATTATATCCTCTTATAGAGAGGAATTACCTTTCAATAAAGTTGTAGGTGAATCGGCTACTGTATTATTCAGTGGCCCATTACACAAATTCTTTGGTAAGAAAGGAACAATTAATATTTTTATTGGGGATGACCAACCCATAATTATGGTTACAGAAAATAGTGCGATAGTTCGTGCGCCGAGGATAGGGATTTGATATGATAATTTGTTGGACAGATGGAGATAAATCTATCAAGATTAGATGGAGAGATGAGAATCGGGAAAGAAAAGAGAAGACCATCTCTAACTTCAATCCTTATTTCTTTATTCGTTCTACAGATATTAGACCTGAGACTTACAAGACTAAGCATTACATGATTGGTGGTAAAGCAGTTAAACAAACTGGATTCTTCAAATATGAGAAGGGACAATATTATAATTTAGACAAACAATCTTTGACTAAAGTATTCTATACTCATCCTAAAGATATGAAGAATGCTAGAAAAAAGTTTGCCGCAACTTGGGAAGGAGATGTTCCTATACTTCGTAGATATTGCGTAGATGAATTAGAGAATGTTCCTGAATATGATATGCGTAAATGGTATTGGGATATGGAATGGCTACCCAAAGAACATAAGAAACATGGTGGAGCCATTACTGCTATATCCGTTTACGATAGTTATACCAATAAAATTAATCTATATTGGTGGAGTGATTGGCATGATGAATCTAATCGCATATTGAGAAGATTTAGTTCTGAGAAAGAAATGCTAGAAGCATTCTTAATTGATATTCAAAAGCAAGACCCTGATATGTTAATTGCATGGTGGGGTCTTCAATCAGATGTTCCTAAATTGATAGAGAGATTATCTGCTAATAAATTAGACCCAAGAAAACTATCACCTTACAAAGAAGTAAAGGGTGTAGGATTCAATGCTCTGGGTAATACTCAGTATAGTTCAATAGAACAACCCATTAGAGGTAGACTATGTTTAAATTTAGACTTAGCCTTTGAACGACAATGGAATGATTCTCAAAGAGGGACACTACCGAGTGCATCTCTAGAGTATTGTGCTAGTGTATCTGTTGGTGAAGGCAAGAAGAAAGAATCTAAGTTCACAGATAGAAATGAATTCTTTATGAAAGCATGGGAAGAAGACACAACTAATTATCTTGAATACTGTATGCAGGATACTGAATTACTTTTCAAGATAGATGAAGAGATGGGTCTTAGTGAAGGGGTATTAGCAATTCAGAAATTAATTAAGGCACCTTTTGAGGATTGCTTTTATGTTTCACATATGGGTAGCACATACTTCATGCGTAACGCTTGGTGGAAAGCACCCACTGGTAAATATACTGAGAAGAAAGAATATGATGGGGCTTTGATTTATGACCCATTAGAAGAAAATACTAATGGTTTACATAACAATGTTGCCGCTTTCGATTTCGCATCTTTGTATCCAAGTTGTATTCTTGCTAGAAATATTTCTTGGGAAACTAAAAGTGAAACTGAAACTGAATTCAAAGTGAACATAAAAACACCTAGAGATTTCTCAGAAGTAAAAGTAGAAGATTGGAAGTATTACAAAACTGATGAGTTGGGTCTATTACCAAACGCTATTGCTACTCTTAAACCATTGAGGAAAGAATACAAGATTAAGATGTTAGAAGCATTAAAGTCTGAAAATAAAAAAGAGTATGTTAAATGGAATTCAATGCAGATGGCCACTAAAAGATTATTGGCTTCATTCTATGGAGTTTGCGCTCTATCAGGATTTGGTTGGTATGATGTAGATTTAGCCGCTAGTATTACTGCTAGTGCTAGAGAAGCAATTAGAGCAGCCGCATTTAAAGTGAGGGAGTTGGAATAATGGGTAGTCTTAAACAATCAATACGCAGAAGAATAAGACCTTTCTGGCGAGAACATGAAGGTAGCAAATACTTCAATGAAAATTGGGATGATGGTAAGACCTGTTTCGCTTGTGGGTTAGAGTGTGAAACATTATGCGCTGCTCACATAAAACCAAGAATGCTCTTTGAAGATAAGGCCGAAGCCGATGTGGAAATTAACTTACATCTTCTATGTGAGGTATGTCATGTTAGTAGTGAAAAATTGATAGGTAACGCTTACTGGTTTTGGATGGATTTAATGAGACAATGTTATAGTAAAGGGTTAGTGGGATTACAAAATGTCGCTAAACAACATAATGGAACCTTAGCAATAGTATCTCTTTCTAAAATCGTATTACCCTCAAGATTAGAAAAACCGAGACAAGGTGCAAGATTTACTCATTCTTATGAGGATTCAACAGGTAAGCCATTTGTCTATGAAGAATGGATGGATGTGTATAACATAGAGGAGATGGAAGCATGAGTGACTTACCTTGTAAAGAATGTAAAGAAGAGAAAGGTATATCTAAACATTATTTAAGATGTATATTTTGTTATACCACGATTACTAAAGTAGAATTGATGGAGTTGAAAAGACAATGCAAGTAGTTTACGCCCACACTGATTCACTCTATGTCCCTATACCTTCTATTGAGAAGGCTCAAGAGATAAGAGAGATTCTAAACAAACACATTCAAGATGAGATATTTCCCAATCTAATGGGTTTAGATGACCATCCTATGGATTTAGAATTCGAGAAATACTATTCTGTATTAGGAGTAGGGGCGACTAGAAACAGAAATGCTGGATTCATCAATTGGAAAGATGGAGTATATCTAAATGAACCTGAATTTGTAAGCACTGGTTTCGCATTAAAAAGAATCGCTGAATCTAAGATAGGTAAAGAGGTTCAAAAGACTACCATAGAGATGTGGATTACTCAGAAACCAAAAGAAGACATCATTAGTTATACTAAAAAGATGTATAATGATATTCGTAAAGGTCTAGTTGAGAAATTAGACTTAGTTAAAAGAAGTCGAGTAAAAGAGAATCGCCTTACATTAAAATGTAAATGTAGAAAAACTTACTCGGTTGATTATGTTAGGAGATTATTAGGAATTGTTCCTGACTCCTTATGTGAAAAAGATAACTGTAATGCCAAATTAAAAGATTGCACAACAGTAGAAGGTAAAAGACCAGTATTTGGAGGAGGGTTTGCAGGTATGTTATATTATAATGAACACGTTAACCCCAAAGATAAGATTGATGATTCCTTTTACCATCTGAAAGCCAAGTTCAAAAGTAATCAGATTAATACCTTTACTAACTGGAACGGTGACACTAGAAAAGCGGAGTATATTGCGGTAAAAAACTTAGAAGAGTTTGAACCCTTTAATCCCGACTGGAACTTTTTAGCCGAATCAGAAGTAATAAAGAAAATAAAACCCGTATTTGAGGCTATGAATTGGGACTTAGATGCGGTAAAGAAAGACGATAGACAGAGAGATTTAGGAGAGTGGTTTTGATGGGTATAACAATTAAATGTTCTAATTGCCACACAGTTATGGAATTCGTAATCTACTATTCTAACGCAAAACAATGTCCATATTGTAATAAGAAATGGGACTATTCAAAAATAAGTAGCACTAAATTAAGGAGGAAAGATAAATGACAGAATATACATACCAATGGAACCCAGAATGGGAAGATAACCCAACCATGCCACAACTTAAAGTAACGAAATCATCGTTAAACACTTTCGAGTTTTGTCATAAGCAATATGAATTTAATTATATTGAGGGTAGAAAGTCTGAACCTAATGCTGCTATGGCTAGAGGTTCAGCGGTTCACAATTCATATGAGGATTTCTATAATGATTTTGATATGAAAAAAGCAGAAGGATTAGACCAAAACAATCTATATGAATATTGTATGGGTTTATTTCCTATTGATGACTACGGAGAAGTATATCAGACTATGGCTGCCTTTGAAACAGAGAGGTATCTAAGTTCTAAGTTATCAAAATCAATAGATAATTATCTACCAGTAGGTAATGAAATTAGATGTAACGCTAAATTAACTATACCTAAAGATGTAGGTATGGGAGGAAGAGGTAAAAAGTTCATGTTAAAGCGTGACTATACTATCCATCTTCAAGGTATCATTGATAGAGTGTTTCAAGAAGGGGATGGAGTCATACCAGTTGAATTAAAGACTGGGCAATGGAAGGCTAGAAAACAAGCACACATGAGAAAAGAAATGGCTTTCTATAAGGTGCTAATGGATGCTGACCCAGACTGTAATTTAGACCCAATAACTCATTGGGCTTGGTATTATCCAGACTCAAATTATTTTGAAGTTGAACCAGTTAGAAGTCATCAAATAAATAGCATACCTAAGCGCATTGGTAAACTAATTTATGCTTATGAGCAGGGTATATTCCCCGCATCTTATTTCGCTAAAAAGTGTCAGTTCTGTTCTTATATAGGAATCTGTGACTCGGCCCAACAAGCAGAACTATGGGAGTGGTGATTTGAAAGATAGAAGTAAAAAAGTAGGACTGCTACTAATAGATGGATTAACTGTGCTATTCTTATTAGTGTGGAACGTTGGTATAATAGTAGTATTAGGAGTGGCTTTATTTCCAGTCTTAATATGGAGGTTCTTATTTGGAACTAAAGAAGAAATAAAAAGATACACTAAGGAGGGATTGAAACATGAAGGAAAAGATAATGAGAAAGATAAACAGTAAAAATTGGAAGTTTCACGAATTGTTGAAACTGAAAGAAGTGGCATCTTCAGTCTCAGGTGAACTATATCATGAGTTGGACTTGAAAGACCAACTTGAACTAATATGGGAAGTTAAAGTAGGTAAAGATTTAACCTTCGGTTCTTTGTTTAAACAGACAGTAATAGATTCATTAGAAGATGAAGTGATGAATGCCTTTCAAGAAAAGTTTGAATCAGCAACCGTTAACTTTGATGGTGATGAAGAAACTATTACCCCTACACTTCCAGTGGAGAAACCAACTTCTTTAACTAGTAAGTATTCTGCTAAAGAGCCAACTATGGAAGATTTAATTTCAGGTAAAGATGTTCAACCTTCTTTAGTAGAAAAGGATGGTAAAGTGCAAACTAGAGCCGGTAATGTAAAAGTGGAGAGGGTATGATGGTTTTTGAAGAAATGTTAGAAGGTCAAAAGAAATTAACTGAAACAATGGAGGAGATACATGCTACTCTTAAGTTCAGTAATAGAATAATTATGATGGTTAATGTAGTTAATATTGCCACTATTATTGTAGTGGGAATGGTGTTATTAAAATGAAATTTCCTAGAGAAGTATGGCCAAGTGCTAATAAACAAACATCAACTTTTGCTAGTAAAAGAAAGTTAGTTCATAATCAAGAACAGTTTAACGAGTTCGTTAAAATGTATAATGGTAAAATGAATGTCTTTACATCAGTATATGATTACGGGCAATATACTATTAAACAAGCAGTAGTATCAACTGTAATTCTAGATAGAGTGTTTTTAGATTTCGATGCCCATCATGGGGAAGTCAACAAACATACTGGAGCGCAACTAATTAACCAAGAAGCAATACAAAGTTGTTTAGAAGATTTAAGATGTGTGATGGATTACTTGGAAGAAAAAGATTACAAATATGATATGTCTTTTTCTGGAAGAGGGTTTCATGTATATGTTTATGGAGAACCCATTAAAGATATACGCAGACTAAATGCTTTCTTTAATGAAGTAAAGGAAGTTACAGTTAACGGAACTTTAGATAGTTCCGCTATATCTAGTAGAAGATTAAGAAGAGTTAGAAACACTATGAATATGAAAGCCTCTTATGGAGATGGCTGCTATTATTGTGTGCCTTTAGATTGGGCTAAGATGAAGGGGTTAGGAGTGAGCGATTTCCTCACTATGTCTAAAACCCCTAACACAATCGCCTTGCC